CGGCAATAGGAAACGTCCTAACTCCTCTATCTATCCATGCGGTTCTGGTTAATGTTCCGTAATACCAAGCTTGCTCAACATAATTCCAAATTACATATCTGTTATTTTCTGCTGAGTCAGCAGAGGGATAAAACCACCAAACTTCCCCAAACTCTGAATTAATTCCTGCAACTACTTTATCTCTTTCTTCTAAATTAAAATCTAAAAACACTTTATCTTTTACTGTGCAAGGCAGTTGTTGTGTTTGACCAGCATGAGTATAAAAGTTATCTATTCCCATCCAATACACAACATCCTCAGTTGCTATAGCTGACGCTGGTGACATAATAGTAATATTAGATGCAAGCTGTGATATACCAAATGTAAATGGAGGTCCTATAAACTGCATTGAGTGTAAAGATTTATCCGTATAAACTAATATCTCTCTTTTAGTCTCAACAGCTTGTACAAATGTTGAGCCTGCACCTAACCTTAAATCTCCAGCTGTGTTTGTTGTGGTTGGAAACCAATCTACTGGATTCTCTTGACTGCTAAATCTAATAAGTAATGGATCTTGTACACCGTTACCTTGCGCAGCGCTACTACTAGAATTAATAGCATCACACCCAAAAGCTATAACATGACGATCTATATCTGAAACTAATACCTGTTTAGCAATTGTAGGTACACTTTTTTCTCCACTAAATAAAGTTGTAGCACTTAACTCAACAGCTCTAGCACTTGTTCCATCTGTTTTGTCCCAATAAAATAACCCGCTATCTCTAGGATTAATTATTAAATCTTCTCCAAAATTATCATGTGACCAAGTTCTAATTTGCGCACCCGGAACTGTAACACTAGCCGCATCACCCCATCCAACAAAATCGTCAGCAGACGATGCATTTCCAACTATTAAAAATACAGTTGTTCCATCTGCATGAGTTGCTGCTGCTGTTCCTTCTTGCGCTCTTGTAACTGTAAGATCATTCGTTGAAACATTAGTAACTTTTAATATTTCTTCTTCTATTAAAATAAAATCATTAGCTACTATTTGATGGCCCGGATTTGAGCTTGTTACTGTTAATGTTGTGTCTGAATTAGAAAAAGTACCGCCTTCATTTATTGTTGTAGATGCCGCTCCACTTGTAGTTCCTCCGTATTGACCAGCACCAAAGCCAGTTCCACCAACAGTGTTATCTAAACCTGTATTGATTTGATATGTTCCAACTACACTACTACCACCATTTCCACTATCAGATGAACTAGCTGTTACACTAACGGTTATTTCATATTGACTAGAAGAAACAAATCTTGTTATTTGATGTTCTGCATTTAATATTGCTGCTGTTACATTGCCACCTAAACTTGAAGCGCCAGAAAAAGTTACAAAGTCATTAGCAATTGCACTATGTCCTGCATCTGTTACTGTTATTGTGCTAGAGCCATCTGTTGCAGAAAAAGTTACCTCTCCAGCGCCTGTGGTATTTCTAATTGGAGTGATGTCATTAAACTGTTGACCTTCTTCAATATAATATTTTAAATGACTTCCAACACCTAAAAAGTCAGATCCATCTAATGCAACCCAGTTATGCAGTCTTCTTGCTGACCCTTGATATGTGCTAGAGCTATACTTAGACCATCCACCTAATTTCTCTGGATAACCATTTCTAAATCTGATTTTGTCCCCATCAATATAGCCATTTTCATTACTTAAAGAAGTTATATCTCTATTTATTCCGGGTTTAAATTTTAAACTTGTATAAGCCATTAAAAAGCCTTTACTGAGTTTGTGCCAGTATGGTTATCTACATTGACAGTTGTTGAAGAAGTTTCATTTAATCCAACAGAAGACAGAGGATCGCCACTATTATTTGTATCTGGAAATGTGCCTGTGATGTCAAATGATCCATCTTGAGAATCTCTAGTTACAACACCTGTGCCACCAGCAGCAACAGCAGTACTTGGATATGGATCATCTCCAGACAATGTAATTGTATGACTTGTATTATTTGTAAAAGTAAACTGTCTACCAGTAGATGTTGTGAAAACATCCACATTTTTAATTTGGTTAAAAGCTCCACGACCACCTATGATTGCTACAACTGCTGCTCCATTGGTCTGGTTAATAAATATTTCAATATCAAAATTACCAGAGTTACCATTATTAACACCTACTAAAGCATTCACCCATTTCATATAACGATAACTGCCATATACTTGATTTTCAGTTGGTCGCTTTGAAGTGCCTCCATCAAATGTGCTTGTGCCTCCTGTACCCCCCGGCGTTGCTGGACCAGAAATACGACCACTAATTGGAGTTCCGTCTTCTAAGAAAGCATGACTAAAAGACATACCAAAATCTGAACGATCTATATTATCTAAATCATTTCCACCAAACTTAGTGGCATTAGCTGTAGAATAGTAAGTCCCACTCACCAGTCGACTTACATTGCCACCAGCTTTTGGACTATATACAGTATCAAGACCATCTCCAAAAGCTGTGCCACTACCTGCATTTCTGTTGTCATCTATAAGTTGCTCTGTAAAAGTATGACTTGTTGAAACAGCCAATGTTGAATTACCAGCGGTTGCAATAGTTGTTGTCCCAGTATTCGTTGTATCGGTCACTGCGCTTGTAAATGTTTTTAATGTAGACTGAACATTGCCACTACCTTTTAATTCAACTGGAACACCAGACGGACAATCTACATTAAGAGGCGATCCAGCAGAGTTAATAATGTTGTTTCCATTTGTATCAATAATAACTTTTTTGTGATTAGCGTTTTCTGTTAATGTTAACTGTCCAGTTATGTTATCTGTAAGTTTAAATAATTGTATAGGCATAGCTATTTTACTACCAGCTGCTGTAGTTAAGCTTCCTGCTGCATTTATCTCTGTAAATCCTACGTTAGATACTAAAGGTACAGACATCTCTCACCTAAAATTTAACTGTTTCTGAAAAAGAAAAACCTGTTCCATTAAATATTCCTATTCCTAAATCAGTGCTACTGCCTAAAGATAGCCCAGAAGATGTTACTGCTCCGTTATTTGTCCAATCAATAGTCATGCTATTTGCACTTGTTGTTTTATCAATTATAACATATTGACCAACTACTAAATTAGTTATTGCAACCCTTACTGTTTGACTACCGCTAGATACTGTAAGAGGCTGATATACGGACGTAGGACCTCCGG